TTATCCGATAAGGTAGATTATATCATTACCGATAGTCCTGTACTCTTAAGTCCGATATATCGTGAACGTTATGGCAAACCTCTCTATTCAGATCTAATTGACCAAATGGCCCTTGAATGTTATAAGTTATATAATCATAATATTAACTTTATGTTAACAAGACCCGAAGGCTTTGACCAACAAGGTCGAGCGCAAGATCTTGAAGAATGTAGAGAAATTGATTATGCAATCATAGAACAATTTGACCGACTTAATATTGGATATATAGATTTAGAGTCAACGGATAACGCAGCGGCTGCAATGGAATATATTAAAAGATTATGAATATAGAAAAGAAGATGACACATATATGGATAGGACCTAATCCTGCTCCATTGAAGTGGATGAATACTTGGCAAGAGAAAATGCCTGACTGGGAGTACTCAGTATTCACTGATGATATGTTACACAAACGTAAATGGTATAATCAACATTTAATTGAAGAGTACTATAGGCGAGGTACGTGGGCAGGAGTAGCGGATCTAATTCGTTATGAGTTAATATACGAGAGAGGTGGCTTTTGGCCTGAAGCAGATTCGGAATGTTATGAAGATGTTTCTGAACTATTTGTAGAAGATCCAAGTTTGGCTTATACTGTATTTGAATGTGAATCGGTTATACCACGATCTATATCACCAGTGATGGCGGCAAACCCAGGTAATGAATTCCTTGATAAGATATTACGAAACCTTCATCAACTCAAACCAAGTCAATTAGATTTAAAGCCACACGAATCCACAGGTAATTTTTATCTTGCACGTTTATTAGATAATCACAGACACCTATTACATATATTTCCATCTCATATGTTTATACCTCAATGGTTTCGGCCGGGTTATCCAAGGTATGACGGTCCTGGGAAAATATATTGCGAACAACATTGGGGTTCAACGGCAATGGACGGTGGAATGCCTTGGCTTAAACAATATAAGGATGGAGTATAATGGCGAATAGGCATATGCCTATCCTTGGTCTCGGACACCCACGAACAGGAACAGGATTCACATCTAAAATATTAAATATGTGGGGTTTAGATGTAGGTCATGAAGTGATAGGAAAAGATGGAATTGTATCTTGGCTCTTATTCACAGACGGGCCTAACTACTTATGGCAAAACGAGTTTAGTCAACGACCTGACTATGACCATCTAATATACAATGTAAGAAATCCAAAAACCGCGCTATGTTCTATTGTATATACCGAAACTCCTCATATTACAAGGTCTGGGTTTAAAACTAGTGGAGATTCATTTAAAGTTGATAGTGAACCAGTAGAAAGAGTAGATTTTATATCCCACCGTCATAGACGCTGTTATTTTAATATGCATGAAAAGAATCCTATTGAGAATGCTATTGTTAGTATGGTTGGTATGCACGGAAAGATTAGCGAACTAAAACCAGATGTTACTTATAGAATTGAAGATCAATCACGTCTTGTGTTTGAATACCTTAAACCACATTATCCTAATATAGAATTCGTTCAGCACAAGACAGCAGAGAATACTCGAAAGCATCCAGACTTCACAGAGATGTTATATGACTTTGGTCCACCAAGAGAAGAGTTTGTAACAATGATTAATGAAATGTGTGTCGAGCTGGGTTATAAAGAAATTGATTTTAAAGAAGTTGTATTTGAGAGACCATGAAAGCTTACATATTAACACACGATCATCCAACATCTCGAGAATACGCAAAGACTTGTTCTGATTCTTGCGATCTTATTGATTTAGAATGGGAATACTTTCAAGGTTGGTCTCATTGTACTGGTCGTATGGCTTGGTGCGAAACTGGAATCAAAGTAGGATTCCATGAACCGATGGAATATGTTGCTGAACCAAACATGCATCACAAAGCAAATACTTGTTCTGCAGGTCATGCTGCTATTTGGAAAAAGATCGCCGAAGGTAAAGACAACGTTGGCATTGTATTAGAACACGATGCTATTATGTACTATAAACCGGATATATACGTACCTGATAATTATTTAATCGCGCTTGGATATAAACTATCAGAATTACATTATGATTATGAAGAAGGTAATAAACAACCACGGAAATTAATTAATATAGATGGGCATGAAGGTGCACATGCTTATATGATGACAAAACGAACTGCACAGAACCTTGTCTGGGAAATAGAACAAAAAGGAATTCTAGGAGCAGTCGATAATGCATACTTTATTCGTGGTCAACGCAAAACAATAATGCCATTACAAATACTATCACCAACACCTGCTATTGGTTATTTACGCGATTCTACTATCTGGGAAGAATCTGCTCACGTTAACTACGAATTTATCGAGTCCTTTGCTAAATATTATAAATAAAAACATTAGCAAACTAAAATTAGGAATATTTAAATGGATCGCTTAAACGAAAAAGACACAACGTCTCAAGCGGCGGCTTCTATCGACGATTATACTGATACTGATAGATCTACGCAAGCGGATAATAGAGATATCAAAAAGCGTAAAGATAAAAAGAAAGATCAAGATACTGGCAAAGGAATCTTGAAGAAGGATTCAACAACTACTTTTGATGCAGGTAAGTATATTGATACAGAACCAAGATTAGACGAAGCTCTTACAGATAAGGCTGTTGTTACATTTGGTCGTATGAATCCTCCAACAGTTGGCCACGAAAAATTGGTTAATGAAATTATCAAGAATGCGATCGCAGTTAAAGGTACTCCATTAGTTTACCTATCAAAAACACAAGACGCCAAAAAGAATCCATTATCGTATGATGATAAGATTAAATTTGGGCAGGCATTGTTTGGTAAAAAGATACTTATTAAATCTCAAGCAAAAACTATTATTGAAGTATTTAAAGAATTACAGAAGAAAGGCTTTAAAGAAATAGTTATGGTTGCCGGTTCAGATAGAGTTAATGAATTTGATACTCTGCTAAACAAATATAACGGTAAAGATTATACGTTTGATAGTATTAAAGTTGTATCGGCTGGTGAACGTGATCCTGACTCTGATGGCGTTGATGGAATGTCAGCAAGCAAGATGAGAGCTTTAGCAGCAGATGGTAATTCAGCGGATTTCTCAAAAGGTGTTCCTTCTACAAATAAATCATTAGTCGCATCTTTATATAAAGCAGTTCGTAAAGGATTGGGTATTAACGAACAAACTAATTTTGCAGTAGGTCAGTTCCTTGCAGAAAGAGTTAAAGCAGGCAAGGTTGATCCTTTATCGGCAATGGGTAAACAAAAACTAACAGGCGCTGAAGTCGCAAGTTATTATAAATCAAACCCAAACGCAAAAGCTGCCGCAGGTCGTGATAAGCAAGTTAAGTTAGGTATTGAACTTGCATTGGATCTATCAGGCAATATGAATTACGCAATCAAAGAAATTGATAAAGTTAAAAAGAATCTATCCAAACACCCCGAAGTTCAAAAAGCTTTAAAATCTGCTAACGAATCCGTTAATCATGATGTCTATAGAGCATCGTCATTTCAAGAAAGATTAAAGATCGAAGAAATACAAAAAGCAAGCATCAAAGAAAAATTCATACCAGTCAAAGAAGATAGGAAATCTGATCTTAAAGATTTAGAAACATTATCTGTTGCCTATACAGATCAGACTAATAAAGGTAAGAAGGCAACTGACCCAAAGATGAAGGCGCTTGACAAGGAAATCAATAATCTCAAAGACAAGCTTGGTGTTAAAGGTAGAAAATCAACTCACACTAATAAATTCAAAAAGATGTTTGGTGAATCTGTAGTAAAGGTAAAACCAAACATGGAACGAGCTGGTTTAAAAAGACCACACCAATTATTAAGACAAGATAATACTGTAAACTTTGATTACAGATTCAAGATGTATGGCAAAGCAAGAGAAGCCGAAGCAATTGAAAAGCAACGAGCACAAATCGAATCTCAAATTACAGAACAAAAGATTGAAGATCTATATGAATTGATTGAACAAGTAGAGTTCGTATCTGAGAAATCAAACCCGGAGAAATCACTAAAGGATAAAGCTGATAAATCTGGCATGCCTTTAGCAATACTTAGGAAAGTATTTGAACGTGGTGTCGCTGCATGGAAAACAAGCCATCGTCCGGGAACCACACCAGTACAATGGGGATTAGCAAGAGTAAACAGTTTTGCTACTAAATCACCTGGTACTTGGGGTAAGGCAGACAAAGATCTGGCAGATAAAGTTAATGGATAAATATATTAAAGAAGATGGCGGTGCGGGTGATTGGGGAACCGATAAAGCACGTGCAAAATTACAACAAGACTCACCGGGTCAAAAAATTAAACGGAAGGGAAAAATGAAAAGATTTAGAGAAGTACTCGAAGGAACAGTAGTAGAGGCAAAAGATTGGTATTCTTTTAATACAAAGAAACTTGCTACTGATTTTGCTAAGGCAGTTAAAGATAAGAATGCTGACGATGGCGATCTAGATAAGTGGTTGGACGGTTTCGCTAAGAAGAGCGGTATCAAACCTAACGATCGCAAAATGGATCAAGATATCGCCAACGATATCGTCTTTGATCTTGCCAAGATGGGTTATAAAAAGATCGATGCGTATGATCTAAATACTTTTGAAGTTGATGAATCCGTTAAAGAAGGTACTTTACCACCTGCTCTTCAGGCCTATCAAGATAAGAAGAATGGCAAGAAGCCTAAAGATGATGAGAAAGAAGTTGAAGAAGCAATGTCACCAGCTGATAAGGCAAAACGTCTTAAGATGATTAGACAAGCTGTTGAAAAGATGAATTCAGCTAATATGGAAAAAGCAAAGAAAGATGCTCTCAAGATGATGAAAGATTCTGGTATGTTTGACGAAGATCTTGAAGAAGGCAGAGTAAAGGATCAAATGAT